TTACCCATCTTACTCAAAGCAACATAAGACTTCTCTTTGATATTTACTTCAGCAATTTCGGAATTGACTTTATCGCTTTCAAATTCCAGAGCGTACTTATAGGTTTGTTTCATATTCCGCATAGACCAATTTGGAGCGATCCAATTGGTATTACATTCCAGCACCTTTAAAGTGATGAAATCATGCGGGTCTGTCAAATCCAGTACTTTTCCGACACGATCTAGTTGGATCTCAAAACCCTTCCAGTACGTATCTTCACGGTAGACATTAAAACGGCTGGCATTTTCCAGTCCGAGTAGTTCGGCAAGTTCCGCTTTGTGTTCTGAAGACATTCCTTTTAGTGGGTCAACTAAAACTTTTCTGTCTTCAAATGACGGGACACACAGAACCCATTTGGATCCTTCATTCATGAATTCTGAATCATGACCTGAAGGAAGCCAATCGCTGGGCCTGCGTATCGGTCTAATCGCCACCTTTTCCTTTTTCAAAACGCTTGCTGATGTTTCAACAACATTCTCCATTTTTACCTCCTATTATTGGTTAAACTTATGCCAGAATGTTTGGACGTAAAGTCAAGCACCTGGTAGGATCTTTAACCATTGAACCGCCAATGAATGCACGATGTATGGTATATCCATCAACAGAGCTAGAGATGTCATGGTTCTTCGCAAGGTTTGCAGTATAAGGATCTCTCAAACCTTTTTGATATCCCATGATATCTTCCATATCCTCCTGATAAACAAGGCGGATATTGTCTTCGCCACCAACACGGCTGACATTTAAAATTTGGTATTCATAGCTCTTGGCTACACCTTTTCCCGAGGGATGCATAATCTTGTTACGCTCCTTATCGTCATAGGTAGGATCAACGATAACAGTTATCCTGCTACCATCCGGTCCCCAATATTCAACAAAGTTCTCGTGAAATCCCCAACCGTCACCTTTTTTGTAGAGCATGTCAGTGTTGCGGATTGGTGTGTAGAGCTGGGTGTAATTCTTAATGGACTTATGGAACTGAAGGGCTCCCCACATTCCGGTACGCATAGCAACCATCCTTTGATCACCGTGTGAACCATCCCTGGCATTGTCCGATGCATCCATAAGATGTTCGGTCAACCACTCGATATCAAGTTCATAATCATTAAAGAATACAACATTGGAAGATTCAATTTGCTGTTCCAAACCAGCACCTTGCTGAATCTCGAATCCGGAATCACCTTTTTGTGCAAAGGTTCCATCACTCTGGCGGTTTGTAGTTGCAAAGTTCAGTAACTTATGGCGCATATCCTGGAACTGCTGTTCAAATTCCCAGTCAGCATATTGCATCCATGTAGTCATAACCTGTGTCTTTCCGGCCTCATCAATAACTGGCCATGAAAAAGCAACGGGTCTTTTAATCATATTACCTGGGCGAGTATCCTGCATCCTGATCATCGAGAAATTATTCTTCATCGAGAAAGGACTTGAGTATGTCGGGGTTCCACCTTTTTTAGAAAGGGTCTGCTCGACAATTGACCATTCACGAGAGAACTTCTTACCTGCAGTCAGTTCTTCGTAAGGGATGAAGGCAGTAGGATCGCTATGGAAGAGTTCACATTCATAAGCCCATAGTCCTGCTCCATAAGGTTCAGGAACACTTACTATATGAATAGGATATACTGAATTCTTATGACCAACGATTATGTTGGTATCCGAGAAGTACATCTCTGGGAATATCAGTGTGAAACGCGCCCGATTAAGACCAACCTTAGAAGCAGAGGTAATGGCTGAACCATTGACCATACAGGTTGTAAGAGGGATATTTTTCTTCGAGCTACCCTGTAGTCTCCAACGGAAATCATCATCCGTCTTTAACCGTAGAGGAGAAAAGCGTCTCAGGAATATACCAAAATTGGTACCGTAGTTTGCTTTGTAAAGCAAAGTTACCAGGTCTGTTGCATCCTGTGGCTTTACTTGATAGATGGCCCCTAAGTGGGTTTTGGTCGTTAAACCAGCCCAATCTTTGGGTTCATACTCTTGAAGTGGTGATACGTATTGCATTTGTTATAAAATTAAAAAAGGTTATAATCACTCGTTATGTCTAACACTACTTATTGATGATGGCATCTTTACTTCAGGAATCTCACCTTCTTTTCCAGATGCCGCATTTTGATCGTTTTTCGTTATTACTGGTGTTCCTCCTGCCGGTATAACTCCACTTTCAAGAACACTGGCCAGAGTTGTTACAGCCCTAGTTTCTCCGCTGGCTACTAACTCAGGGATAGTTGGATTTTCATCAAAGAGTCCAAGGTGAATAAAATAAGCAAGTCTCTTGGCATATTCAACAGGATTCTTCATTCGAACTTCATCCATCTTACTTATCTGTACCTTTTTCCCTCCACGATTAATCTCTGCAGCAGGAACGGTCATATATGAAAGAACAGTTGCCTGATCTTCTTTGGTCAATGGTACATCTTTAAAGATCGCTGTTGTAGCATTTACATCAGCCTGAATCTTTTCAATAGCCTGGTCATTCTTGATCTTATTATCAGCCTTGGTCTGCTTAGCCGTTTCTACTGCAGCAGTCTCCTGATCAACGGTCATTTGCTTAAGTTCAACACTGGCATCAATAGAGTTCTTTTCAAGGAGCTCAAGGTCCTGCGCCTGCTTAACCGACTGATCAATGAAATCAGTCTTATGACCTTTTACATGCAAAAACTCCCGATATACTCTTTCTTGTATTTCGGGAGAGGCTTTGATCTGATCTTCAGTTAAAGAACCATATCGTTGTTGATCATAGACAATATTTGCAGCATCATCAAAAGGTACTCCTTCACCAAGCATATTGAAGACTTGCTTTTGTGGCTCATTGAATTGATTCTTATAATCCTCAACAAGTGATTCAGCTTGGTTTGTTACCTCTATACGACTGGCCTCAATAAGTTTCTTTGTGAAGTCAGTACCCTTAAGATCCTTAAAGTCTTTTAAATCAAGGTTAGGAAGAACACCTTCTTGTTGAAGAGCAGTTGCATGGAGATACATAGGAGACTTATTCTCTTCTTGGGTGTCCTTCCCACCTTGCTGACCCTGAACGGTTGAAGCCGGAGTTGTGGCCGGCTGCGTTTCTTTTCCCGTATTCGGGGGTTGTATGGCTGGATTTACTATTGTTTCTGTCTTCTTCTCCGGTACTACAGTTTGTGCAGGAGGTGCTTCTACTGCGGGATCCGCAACACTTTGCTGAACAACTGAATTAGGTCTTGGTATCTCACCTGGTGCAATATCAACGGCGAGTAGTGGAGGCATTTCTCCACTGAGTATAGTTTCTTGTAGAGTTGGAGCGCTGGGTGTTATTACACCAGCATTAGCTTCAGGTGCACCCTGGGTCGAGGGTACTCTTAAGCTTACTTCTTTTGAAACATTCAGATCTTCCGTCTCCACCGGAACATCGAATAAAGTTTCATCGTTTTTTTTTGCCATTTTGTGTATCTCCTAGATATGTTATACAATATTAATAAATAGATAGGTCAAGTTCAAGATCGGTAAATATGATCATAAGCTAAACCTATAGACTTTTATTTAATAAGCTGAAACCGCGTTTCAGTCCGACTGAAATTTATTTCAGTTCATCTAACGTGTCGTTTCAGCTTTAGATTTACCTGCTTTTAGCTTTTCCCGATGCATCTTTTCCTGTGAAGCAATCTTCTTCTCATTATCCTTGCTCTTCTGGTCAAGCTTTTCTCTCTCTAATGCTATCTGTTCTAGCTGTTTACGATACTCCAAGACCAGCTTTTCAGCCGACTTATCATTGGTAGCCTTAAGTTGAGCCTCAGCAAGTTTGCCTTTGATCTCCATTTCTTTTATTAACAGATCATTACGTAATTTTGAGAGCTCTATTCTCTCTGTCTGCTCAAGTTTCATTATCTCAAGACGCTCTTTCTTCTCTTCAGTGAACTTAAGCATCTCAAGTTTACGCTGCTCAGACTGCTGGCTACGCTCAAAGGCTTCCTCTTCGGAGGCTTCGAGTTTACGCTTCATACTGGATATGCTCATATCTGAGAATATGGTTAATACATCAGAGATCCTGGCCTTATCATTCTGCATAGCCGCATGAGCAAGCTGCTGTATCATCTGGAATAGTCTCTCATCATTCGCTCCATCACTTACAAATAGTCCATACTGTGTTTCAGCAAACATCTTCGTATCGAGCTTGTAAGTATGAGTTATCAAGCCATCATCGATATACTGAAGTAGCTTGGTAGGCTGAGTAAGCCAGCAATACTTTCCTGTCTCCAGGACCAATTCCATGACTCTAAGTTTGGTATTATCATGAACCATGAACCATTCTTCAGTAATATAAGCACTCTGACGTACAGATGTAGTAACACCCTGAGCTGTTTCCCGGTTCTCAATCGATCCTTCTCTTTGTGGTGTGATACCCATTACTTCACCCAGTTCATTCTTGACATATATAGCCAGTTCGAGATTGGCTTTGATAATATTCGAAGAATCAAGATCCATTGTTGAGGATCCCCGATTATTTAAGTTATTGACAAGCCGGCCCATTGAAGCACCACGATTTCCTTCTTTGAATGAGTCTGTAGTAAAGAACCCGGTAACCTCAGCATACATGGCCCACACTTCCGGAGTCCATCCTTCAGGGATCTTAGCCAGGTCCATCTCGGCCAGTACACCTTTATTTCGTGCAGAGGCTAATTCGGTCCTACGCATATAGATATTATAGAGGTATTTATAAGGTTTGATTCTGTCTACCAAGGATACACTCTGAGAGGAATTGATCTTATAGATCGTTCCAACAATAGGAGGGATACAAACAGAAGGATTATTCATCCTGGTACCTATACGTGGAAGAGGTTCAATTCTTAAATAAAGATCGTTTCCAAGTTTATGTCCCCACCACCATTCGTTGACCCAATGCCATTTGATTGATTCACCTTTGGATTCATCAGCTACCTTATACTCATCAACCCATGTTTTGTACTGCTTTCCTTTAAGGTAATATGTCAGTTCACCAATCTTTCTGCGTGATTTCCATATAACAATAGTACGCCGAATGTTTCCATCAGCATCATAATAACCACCATATCTAGCGGTATCTATATTGTCAGCGATAATAATAGCATCACCAAGACGGTTTTCTTTGTCTTTTTGTATCGGGCCCATAAGACCTTTATCGGCATAGCGGGAATGGCGCATACTACCCTCCTCAAGAGCTTTGGATTCAGTATCAGAGAGAACATCCCAATATTCATCTATCATCTTTCCCAGAGGATGATATCCATCAATGATCATTACATCGGCATCTTCACTCTTATAGCTCTCACCCATACCAAATAAGGTAAGGTTAAGTGGATTAACGCGCTGTGGTTCGGGTTCACCATGGATCTTAAAGCAAGAATAATGTTCTTCACCGGCAATAAGTACATCCCAGAACCCATCGTTAAACATCTTTTTCATGAACCGGGTATGCCAGAAATAACTCAAAACACGGGTGCCGGCCTTTTCTCTCATATCCTGATACTCGAAGTTCTGGTATTTCTTCAATTTCTTCATTCTCTTATTGGCCTGCTCTTCATTATACTCGGGATTGGCTACCTGCTCATATAAGAATTGCATAACCTGTTCGGACATATCCGTTTCCCTTTGAGAGATAGCATCTTCATTGAGCTGACGTAAGCGCCAGTTAAACTGTCTGCGGGACTCCTCACCTTTGAGGACATTGAATTTACCTATCTCAATAGGATAGTTCTGGATCTTAGCCGGAAACTTTACTCCTTTCAGTCCAAGTGGATTGAAGGCAAGTTCTATGTCAGTCTCATCAAGTTGGCCCTCAATAAGATCATAATTGAGTTTCTTTGCTGCCCTGGATTTACGAAGTTTGCCATGATCATGATTTGAAATCATAATTCCTGCATCAATATTGTTTCTCCCCCAGACTGGATCCTTTGCGCCATAGGAGATCTGTTGTGCCGGAAATTGGTATATAGACTTTGGTACAACTGTATCTACGTTTAATACTACTTTAGCCATTTTTATTATTGTTATTGATATGGTGACTTAGGAATATGAT